AAAAAGGTACACAAGGCACCCATTTTTAACATTTCCCAACGCATATTTAACACTTGCTAACACACTTTGGCACGCTTTTTGCTGTGTGCCACATTTACGATTATTTAACACATCATTTAACACTGTTAAACTTTCATAAAAAATAATGTTTCACGTGGAACGTGGCAAAGTGGATGTTTCACGTGGAACAAATTTGCTTAGATGATAAAAAGATTTAAATTAAACTTTTTGCATTATTTAACAAAAATAATTTGGTGGGTTCGTGGAAAATGCTTATCTTTGCAACAGATTTAGAAATTTAGTTCAACCCTTTAAAATACAAGAATATGGCAACGTATGAAATTACTTTAGAGTTTGAAACCGTTTTATCTGTTGACGGTACACGTGTAAAAAGTAAAACATCACGTGAAACACAAATCGTTACGGGTGTTTTTGCTGATGTGGCAAAAGTTATGTTTGAACACGAAACTAACTGCATCAAGCACAACAGATTGCCAAAGTTGACGAAAGACATTTACACTATCTTTGAAACAAAAGATAGTTTGAACTACATCAACGAATTTGGTTGTTGCGTTACTCAACTTTGCAACAAATTAGGTAAAAACGCTAGTTCGTTCTTACAGTTGATTCAAACAAGCAAAAGAATCAAATAATGTTTAACCGCCTGTAAGGTTCAACCCTTACAGGCACAAAATAATTGATATATGGAACATTCATATTTTAAGATTACATTGACACAAACCGACAAAGAAACGGTTTTTATGGTACGTTCTGACAAAGTAAGCGAGTTCTTCAACAACAAAATTGACTACTTACAGGGAGACTGCAAAATAACGGTCAAAGGTCGTTTTCCAACGCACAAAGATTCCCGAAAGTGGTTTATTGTATCACCTAAATAATAGTGTATATGAAAAAGATTAAGTATTTTAGTTTAAGCGAGTTCGTCAACTCGCCAACTGCAAAACGTTTGGGCATTGACAATTTGCCAACGTTTGAAGTCGTTGACAACTTGAATCGTCTTGCCGATTATTTAGACGGCATCCGTGAAAAGTTAGGCAAACCGATTCTGATTAATAGCGGTTATCGTTCACCGATTCTTAATAAAGCGGTTGGCGGTGTGGCTAATAGTCAACACTTAAAGGGTTTGGCTGCTGATGTGGTGTGTACTGATATGGAATCTTTAGAAAAGGTTCTAAGAGAAACAGGCGGTTTTGACCAACTTATTAAGGAACACCGCAAAGGGTCAACGTCTTTTTGGTTTCATATTTCGGTTTGTTCCCGTAACGGAAAACCCCGTAACCAAATTATAATGAATCTTGAAAAGAAATAGTTATGGAAAAGTCAATAGAAATTTTGTTGAAGTCTATTAAAGTTTCAACAGAAAATTTGCAATATATAGCAGAAGAAACAACAGGCACAAACGGTATGCTTTTAAATTCTGTTATCGAAACATTAAAGGCGCAAACCTTAGTAATAAAAACTATTTCTTGCAAACTTGATTCAGAAAAAGCAAAGAAAAACCGTGCCTTAGATTTTATTTGTGGCAAAGGTTTAGCAAACGAATTTAATAATAAAAAATAAAGAAAACGGGCGGCATCCATTTACCGCCCGTTATCTTTTATAGATAAACACCTGTTTCAAGTTGTGAAACAATTTCGTTATATTCATCAACCAACAAATTTGCCGTGTTCAAATTCACGTTTGCAAACTGTGCGAAACCTGTAACCGCATTTATAGTTACATTTTCTTGCGTGTTGTTTACAGGAACGTTGACGGTCAAATTTTCTGTAATCAATACATAAGGTTCTAAACCGTACAAAATTTGTTCGTTCCATTGTTCACCGCCAACAACGTTTAAATCTGTTCCCAAACGGTAAAGAACATCACGTGACAAAGAAAAACTTTCAATTTGGAATGTCACCCCGTCACACGATAACAACGCTACGGCATCACCTGTAATAATGTTTACTTTGATAGTCAAATTAATCGTTTTACCGATATATTTACTATCTACGGTAACAACACCCCGACACGGAATAAACATCTGTATCTGTGCGTTATAGTCTTCATTGTTACCGTTTGCGCCTGTTAGTTCAACGTTTCCAAAGTCCAACGTAATAACATCACTATCGGGGTATTTAACCTTTATTTCGGTGTTGTAGTTACCGCATTTAAGAACGTCATCACCGCCAACGGGAACGGTTGTAAAGATTCTTTTGATACGGTTTACATATTCGCCCAAATTCACTTCTGAATATTTCGTGCCCGTTTCTGTTTCCCCTGTTTGCTCAAAGAATCGTTTCTTTGCAAACTCATCCAAATTCGCCAACGTAACGATATAAACGTTTATCGCACCGTAATTTTTAATCGTTGGTGGTGTAATTACATTCGCATTCGCAACGATATTCAAATCTGTTGCATTCGGTGTTAATTCAAACGTTACACTACCCGTCTTTTTATCTGCTGATATTGTACCGTCTGCGACAATAGTGTCTCCGTAATCATTCATAAAATTTGCCTGTATCTCGGTCAATTCCGTATTGACGTTTGCCCTAAAATTAAACGTGTAACTTTGCCCCGTTTTAACCTTTACAGGTTTATCGCCAACGATTTCGCAATTAGTCAAACCGTATTGAACTTCGATATATTCACCTAATAAGTACTCACCGTTGATAATAACCGATTCCGTTGCTATAGGCACAATAGCCGTTGCGGTTTGGTTCGTTACGGTCATATTATAGGTATTACCGCCATAAGTTATTGTTGGCGTACCGTTGAACATTCCCTTTGCGTTTCCCTCAACAGTTACGGTGTAATTTGTTTCACTTGCCACCGAACTTGCCGTTGTGTTCTGAATATTGTTGGTTATTTGCAGTTCACGAACACCCGAAATAAAACTACCTGTTATAGTGATTTCTTCGTTTTTGCCACAATAAACTGTAAGTGTTGCAACGTTACCCGATACGTTAAACGGTTCGTCTTTAATATAGTCTCCATCCCAATCTTGATACGCTGCTTTTAAATTGCTAAATGTACCGTCACCGTTACCCGTTACGGTTATATCAAAGTGGTGGGCATCCGTTCCCTGTTTGTCGGTTATTGTAACGTCACCCGTCAAACCTGTTGTGTCATACGTTAACAAGTTCGTTGGCGTTGGTGGCGTTGGTGGCGTTGGTGGTTCGGGTGTTCCACCGCTTACAAACTCACCTGTTATCGTAATCTCATCACCTTTATTACAATAAACCGTTATAGTTCCAACGTTACCCGATACGTTAAACGGTTCGTCTTTAATATAGTCTCCATCCCAATCTTGATACGCTGCTTTTAAATTGCTAAATGTACCGTCACCGTTACCCGTTACGGTTATATCAAAGTGGTGGGCATCCGTTCCCTGTTTGTCGGTTATTGTAACGTCACCCGTCAAACCTGTTGTGTCATACGTTAACAAGTTCGTTGGCGTTGGTGACGTTAGCGGTTCGGGTGTTGCACCTACAACAAATTCACCGTGTACCTCAACACTATTATAATATTCAGTATCGGCAATTAACGTTGCAGTCTTACCGTCAATAGTGAACGGGTGGTTTAAAACCCAATCACCTGTATTAAGTTCTTGATAGCCACCAACTAAACCATCTTTGAAATAACCGTCAACTTTTCCCGTCAACGTTATTTTAAATTTTCTATAACGTGGGGCATCCAAACATTCAACAGTATATGATACATTATCCGCACCCGTCAAAAATTTTAAATTAACTTTAACTAGTCTATCATTTGCCATACCTTAAACGTTACCTTTAATAGTTACCATAACAATACTACCTGTTTCGTTCAACAACCCCTTATTCGGAAAATCTAGTTTTCTGATATTCGGGCGAACGTCAACAACGTTTGAACGGTTTGAAAGATATTTGTTTCCGTTTTCGCTTTTAGTCAACGTTGCACTACTGTTTAAGATAATATCCTTATAAGTAAACAGAACGTCAACACGTAAACGAACGGTGCAAATATCGCCATCCTGTTGTTTCTCTGAAACGAAATAATAACGGTTCAAACTTTCGATATAAACATAGTTGAACGTTACAGGGGTTCGTGTTCTGAAACGAACAACAGGCGTTAAAACATTGAACGTTGCATTCAACACGCCTGTATATTCTTCGTTTGCCTGTAAGGTCTTGTTTACTTCGTTCGGTTTACCGTTGAAAATGAAAGTTTTAATTTTAACCATACCTTAAAAGCTAAAAGGGGCATCCCTGTGCTATCAACTACAGGAACACCCCAACAGTTAAACAACTAAAATTAGGCAACAAAGAACACAACAAAGTTTTCGTTTGTGTCGTTGAAGTAACCCGCATCAAACTTGAAATAGTTGTTGAAGAACTCTGCTTTTGCGTTGTAGTTGGTGGTTACTCGCTTGTCCAAATTTGTAACACCCAACGCATCACGGTCGAACATCACGCCCAAAACACCGCTTACAGAAATGCTCGCACCGCTAGCCGATTTAACGTCAATCTTTGAAACGTTGGCAAAAGCATAGTCTTTTCCTGTTGCTTGCCAACTTGCAACGGTTTCAGCCTGTGGCAACAAAACGTTTTCACTGTGGAATGTGTCGGCATACAGGTATGCTTTTGCTGCGGCTGCGAAATCGGACAACAGAACGGTGTGCAAAACGTCTTTCGGTGTGAAACGTTCCTTACCGCCAACGTTGAACAAAGTTGAAATTGTCTGCAAACGGTCTGCATACAAACCCATCTGATATGCTGCAAATCTGATAAAATCGGGTGTGGTTACTGCTGCGGCTGCGGTCAAATGTGCGCCCGTCTTATCGTTGTAAAGTTTCAACAGGTTCACGCAACGTACCGTTGATGCACTTGCATAGTCCACGGTTTCGTGTGTTGATGCTACCCAACCGAATTTAGCCTTATCGGCATACAAAGTTTCAGCAATCATATTGTTAATTGTACGCATAACAAGCGCATCCGTCTTGATAGTCATTGACTTTTCAACTGCTGAATAAATCATAGACAAGAAACCGTTCAACTGCTCTGCGCTGCTGAAAGATTCCTTTACTTGTCTTTCAGTAATTGAAACAGGAACTTCAAAAGTTACCTTTGAGTTGAAGAACTTAGCGGAAACGGTAGGTTTGTGGAAAACATCCTGTTTGTACTCTGTACCGTCTTTAAGATTCCACGTGTCGTTTTCCTCAGCCTGTGGAACGTCTGCGCTGATTTTCTCCAATACGCTACCAAATTCCCACGCATCCATAAGAACACTAGGAACTTTACCCGAATAAGGGCGGTTCACGAAAACAACCTTACCGATGTGGTTAACCAACGATTTAACGTAATTATCCACGGCATTTTGGTTGAAAATTTCGTTACCCAAATCAACCAAACCTGTAAGGTCTTCGTGTACCAAACCGGTTTTGCCCAATACTTCACCGCTTACGGTGTCAACTAACTTATAAATCTGTGTTACTTCCATTTTTATAAAAATTTTAGTATTAATAAATATCTATTGTTAACTCTTTTGCAAGTTCTGTTATCACTTGCGTTTTGAAATTAGTTTTGCGCAAACTCATTTCTTTTTGAATAATTTCACTAGTTGGAACACTAGACGGAACACCGTTTTCAACAGTTGTTTTCGTGCCCGTTTCTTGTCTGCTCCCTGTGGAATCTCTTTGTTGTTTCGTGTCATTTCCAAATTCCCCATTATTAAAAGTTACACTTGAATCAACTGTGCTATTATTGCCTGTTTCGTCAACGGTGTTACTTATTGTTTCCGTTTTATGTGACGTTACAGGGTTCAACACGTCATATTCTTTATTAAACACTTGAATCTGTTTTTGCCATTCGTCAAACTTCACCGTAATAATACCTTTGACAATATCGTTTGCGGTTTCGTTTGTAACGGCATCACACAAAGTTCTGTTTCCATATTTGAAACGAAAATCAATATCAATTATTTTCGGGTCATCCGTGCCGAATATTGATTCATACAAAACAGGAAACAGGGGTTTAAAGATTTTATCAAATAAACCGTTTTCAGTTGTAAAAAGTTCATTAATTTTCATCTTTGTTTTCTTTTGTTTCTTCTGTTTCTTCTGTTTCTTGCGTTTCTTCTGTTTCTGTTTCTGTTTCTTCTGTTTCTTCTGTTTCTTCTGTTTCTGTTTCCGTTTCTTCTGTTTCTTGCGTTTCTTCTGTTTCGTTTTCCGTTACAGGGTCAACGTCTTCTGTGTCGGTGTGTTCGTGCCCGTCTTCTGTTGCTTTGAGCAACGACAAATAATTTTCGTGTTCGATTTTCCAACTTGACCCCAAAGTTACCGAAATCTCTGTACCGAACATTTCGTTCACACGTTTCACACCCTCAACACGTTCTGTTAACATTGAATCAACGAACGGCATCAACGCATCAATATTCATTGAAACTTCTTGCGTGTTCAATCGTTCACGTTTCATATTGTAGTTTGCATTCAAACCCAAATCGTTGAACATTGATGCTTTGTAGTACTGCAACAGTTCAATTAATTGACCGATTTGTTGGTTTCCCTGTGTCGGTGGGGTCTGTAAGTTCACACCTTTGAAAAAGGCATTTTCACCGATAACAGAAAAATCACCGTTCAAAATTTTCTGTAAGAACGTTTCTGCGCTCTGTTTGGTCTTGTCATCACTTGCCGAAATCAACATAGTGATACGGGTCAAAATGCTAGCCAAATTTAATGTTATTGTGGCATCCGTGTAAAGTACACCATATTTGCCGATAATAGGCATAAGCGAATCCGCAAACGGTGTGTTGTTGATAACTACAATATCATCATCAATTTTGAACGTCTTGTTCAAATTTAACCACGGGTTTGCCACCACGTAATCTTTGCCGTGATAATACGCATCACATTCGCCACCCCGTGTGCCCTGTAGCGCATACAGTTCCCCGTTTACTTCTGCGATTCCAACGTTACCCGTTGTTTGAAGAATCTTTTCAAGTTCAACAGGCGGCATTGTTTCGGGCATCCCCGTGTAAACAAACATTTTTGAAGTCATACAAAGAACACGTTGCATAAATGTAAATAATGCAGAATCTTTGTTTTTAACTTCTGTTTGAAACCTGTTATATAAGTTTTCTTTTTCCATTATTTAATCAACGTTTTAATTAACGTACAAAGTTCTGTTAACACTTTAGTGTTACTTTGTACTGTTTCGTTTAACTTGTCAGTTTCGTTTTGGTGGCGTTCGTTCTGTTTTTCCATATAATAGAAAAGTGCAACACACACCGCAACAGGAAAACCAACGTTGCTAATAAGTGAAATTATTCCGTTTGCATCCATATAGTAATTTTTAACTTTGTTATTTAACGGTGCAAAGATAATAACTTTATTTGGTTTCACCAAATAAAACAGGGGAAAAATGTTTCACGTGAAACAATTTTAACCCCTGTTAACAGATATTAAGTAATAATGTTACTGCGAGCACTCGCCATTAAATAGTTACGAACGATTTCGCCAATTTCGTTGCTTTGATAAAACACCTTATCCGTTGCGAAATATTTAGTTATCTGCGATTCTATATACGTTGCAGTACTCAACAACTTTCGTTTGTAGTTCGGTTTGCCGTTCATCTGCAACGAATAAATCAAACTGTTATCCGTGTCTTTAATCGGGGTTGTTTTGTTGTGAATGTAAATGAAATTATTTACCCCGTTTTCTTTGTCTTCAACCTGTATCACGTTACCCTGTAACGTCATTTCGTTAAACTGAATATAGAAGACAAACAACACGTCACTCGGTTTGTACTTTACAGGCAAATGCGGATATACTGCTAGTTCCCATTTACCGCCCGTAATCATCTGCAAATTTTGGTTGTCGAAACAGAAATACTTGTTACTCGCTTTTTGCTTGACAACAGTACTGCAATATTCAACCGCCACCGTTGCACCGTGTTCGCCAAACTTGTAAATGTCTATCGTGCCCTGTTCCATCACTCGCACCTGTTTCAAACCCATTTCGGTAAAATACGGGCAAAACTGATTCACCGTGTTACCTAACATAAATACTTTAACGTCATTTCTTTGACGAATAATAGTACTCAACAGGTTCATATATAGCATAAACTCATCGGGCAAATAATAACGTCTTGTAAGGAACTCATCGAAAACAATCGTTGTTATATTCGGGTAACTGCTAGATTTTTCGTGTTCCTGTTCTGAAAGACAAAACCCATAACAGAACGGTGTGTTGTCGGGCACACGTTTTTTGGTTTCGGGGTCATAGCTTGAAAGAAACCATTTACCCGAAACGTAAAACACTTCGTTAAACTTGCCATCCGTTAATTCCTGTATCACGCCATTTGCCACGTGATTTGCAAACAAACTTTCGGCACGTTTGCCACGCAAATCTTCTCGCCAACGTCTAATATACGCCATTTGTTTACCTGTTTTAAGATATTCTTTGATACCATACAACAGGGTGGCATAAGTCTTGCCGTTGGAACGTTCACCGAAAATAACGTTGTAATCTGCATTTTTTGACAAAATACGATTCAACGTGTAAAATTTCGGTGTTTCTAATTTTTCTTTTTTCTGTTTCATATTTATTCTTTTTTTAATCTTATTCCCATTAAATAGTTTATATAAAGAACTGAAAGACTTAAAGTGTACCCCGTTGGCTCTAAATGTACGCCTGTGGTCGTATCGTAACTTGAAACGTTCCCCTTATAGTCTTTTATCATTCCCGTTTGTTCGTAATCTATATACGTGTGAATGTTCTTACCTGTTGCACTCGGTGGGATGTCTAGATAGTTAGTAAAGGCATCGAACACGCCATTTTCACCAAACGTTTCCACCATATACGGGATAGCTGATTTTTTGTTCACACCCGAAACGGTCATTGAATAATTATAATTTTTGCCGTTTACTGTAAGGGCGTTTTCTTCTTCAACCATATAACGTTTTGCACCCAAAGTTTTAAAACGGGTGTAACGCCCCTCATAGTCCCAAACGCCCAACGGTTTTGCGATTCCCTTTATTGTGACGGGTTCAACTTTTTCAAAGGGTATTTTGTGAAACTTACAGGCGGCACGCAATTTCTGTTGTGCCAAATCGTTGTATGCTTTGAAATAATCTTTGTGGGCATCCCCGTTCATTATTTTAACGCTATCGGTATCACTGTATATGTAATCGTCACCGCATTCGCTGATTCCTGTAAACAGGTTTCTACGGGCATAAGCGGTAACATAAATTCCCCACGGGTAAAATAAAAAGCGGTTTTTGCTATCGTTGTATTTATTAAGCATTTCTAATTGCTTTTCGCCCATAAGGTGTTCCACATCCCAATTTTCACCGTCACACAAAATTTCGTCACGCAACGGGTTTGTAACACACATACCGTAACAACTATTAAGCATTTCTTTACTATTCAGATATTCCACTTCTTTACCCTTTACACCCTTTAATTTCGTTTTCATTTCATACAGGTGCAAAATAGATTCCACGAACTCGGTAGGCAAATATTCTTTGCGATAACAAATCATTCGCCCGATTCTTATTTGTTCCCACGTGTAAAACTGTGAAAACACTTTGTAATCTATTTCGGTAATTGTCATACAGATTTTCTTTGCACAAACCAATCTACCGTTATTTTCGGAAACGTTTTCTTTGACGAAACATTTACTAACCGATATAGGGTTTTCGTTTTCTGATTTCGCAAAAATGTTTGCGATTTCTACATCGAACACGCAACAATATTTGCTAGTCATAAACTCAAATTGTTTCATTGACTTTACAGGAACGAACACGCCTGTGCTCATCGGGAATTTTTCTGAAACCATAACATACGGGTAACTGCTAGTAAAATCGTAACTATCTACGTTTTCAATCACCTCATCCGTATATTTTGCGTTGGCGTGCGTGAAACCGCCCGAAAATGCACGTTGCAGCATAGAAAATTCTTCTAAACCTGTTATATTCAAAGAATGAATCTTATCAATATATTTGAAGTTAGGAATCGTTTTCCCTGTTTCGTCAGTTGTTTTAAAACATACCGAACGGCAATACTTGCGGACAAAACCAGTTTTTGTAATCGGTAAACGTGTTATTCCTTTGTACTGCTCTATTAATTCCTGTATATAGCACATAACAACTTTGATGTCGTTCAAACAGTAACCTATTTCTTTTTGGGTCAAAGGTGTTTCACTGTGACGCAATAGGCTATAGTCCAAATCACCGACTAACTTTTCACATTTATATTTGTGAAGTTGTTCACCCAATTTCGCCAACGAATAACCCGATAATAGGTAACTGCAACGAAATTCCAAACCCGTTTTAGTTATTCCGTAAATAGGTTTTCTTAGGTCTATAGAAAAAACTTTTTCCCAATCTAACAATTCACGGAAAAACTGAAATTCGTATGCTAAATTGTGAACGTATATGATAACACGTTTTTTAGGGCAAAGTTCCAATATAGCCACGATTTCTGCTAACATATTCAAAAACTCATCCCACGTTCTACCAATAATGCAAAAACCATTTATTCCAAATTGCCACACATACATCAAAGAACATTTTTCCATTTTGGTTTGTTTACCGCCTAATTTCATATAACGTTCATAACTGTATGTTTCGCCATCCACATCCCTGTAAAAAGACGTGGTTTCAATATCGAAAGATACAGGCACATTAAGAAACTTTTCGCCCTTATTATTGCCTGTAAAATTCTTTTCGTTCACCGCCAAAGATAAAACCTTTGCAATATCTTTTGGCGTGAAAACTTCTGTTTGTAGTTCAAAGGGTATTTTCTTCATTATAAACCAAATTTTTCAAATTCTTGCAATATCTTTTTTAACGGCTCATCCGTTTTAAATTCGTCAACGTCATTCACGTATGCTTCTGCCGTTCCACTGTGGGCGATTTGGTCTATTGCATCATCCAACGCATTTTCTATTCTAACCGCATCATCTTCGATTTGGTCGGACACGTCACGGGATTCCTGTTCTAGTTCGCCCGTGAAATCTTTGTATTGCATTAAGTATTGTTCCAAAAAACGCTCATCGGAAACACTCGCAATTTTACCCATTAATTTGTCTTGCATCAACTTAAATTCTTTGTCGTTTAAGTCATAAGACTTCTTTAAGTGATTTGAATATTCACGTGTACCACTTGCCGTTGATGTAGGTTGTTGCAAAAAAGAAACCGCTTTTGCATATTCGATTTTTAAATCGTTCCAATCGTGTTTCATTGAAAATTTTGCAAAACCTTTGATGTCACCTTTGTTCAACGCAACAACTGCGGGCGAAACTAAACCCGTTTTTTCCACGTTCTGAATACGCCTGTTAGCCTGTTGAAATACATGGGCGATTTCTTTGCGTAAATAGCCACGTGATTCTATTGCATCCATTATCTGTTTATCAACGTGTATCTTTGAAGTTGATGCAAAGGTTCTTTTTGAAAACCCAATAGGATTTAATTTTGCCATATTATTACAGTTTTAAAATGAAACAAAAAACGGGGCAACAATAAACAAAGTTACTGTTTACCCCGTCACGTTATCCACCCTTTACCCTACAAAAACTACTTATCTACAAACGTTATACCATAACATTTCTTTGCGTGCGATTCATATTCGTAAATCGTGTAACCAACTTTGTTGGCTTTGATAGCGTCAACCGCCTCACTATCCGCAAGAATCTCACGAATCGTGTCACCTGTGAACTGTGGCAAGTTCACCAATCGTTTATTTTCTGCATCAATAATAACAGGCGAATCACCCAACTGCGATTTGTGAACGTACAAACCATTGATAGGATGCACTACGTCACCGCCACCCTCATTTTCGCTATTGAAAATGTCGGTCAACTTTACAAACGGAAAATCGGTTGTATCAATACCGAAACTTGTCTTATTGAACTTACTTGCAAAACTAAAACTTTTAGCCATAACTTAAAATCTTTAAACGTTAAACTTCTGTTGTTTACTTTACCTCATTCAAACCGTTTGCAGCCGCAAACTCATTCAACCACTTCTTAAAGCGGTTCAACTTGATAACTGCTTTGTCGTCTTTAGCAACTTCGTTTGAAGTCATCAAAGCGTTAACACTTGTAATGCAGTTGAAAACTGTTTCATTAAAATTTTCGTTCATAACTTACCTAATTTAAATTGTTAAACTTATATTGTTTCTAAATCACGGTGCAAAGATACGTCTTTTTCCAATAACCACCAAATTATTTTAGTTAAAAAGTATTAAAGAATAAAATTAATATCTGTTAACACTTCGTTTCACGTGAAACATTAATAACAGTTTGTTCCACGTGAAACATTCACTTTGCCACGTTCCACGTGAAACATTATTTTTTATGAAAGTTTAACAGTGTTAAATGATGTGTTAAATAATCGTAAATGTGGCACACAGCAAAAAGCGTGCCAAAGTGTGTTAGCAAGTGTTAAATATGCGTTGGGAAATGTTAAAAATGGGTGCCTTGTGTACCTTTTT